GGCTGTTATAAAATTTGTTTGGTGTGCTTTTCCACGTTGGGTAAAGAGGCACGTTTACATCACGTTTCAGTGGGAAATTTTGGGTGAGGGGTCCTACCAGAAGTCCCTGCTTGCAAATGGGGCATATTCATCAATGCTGATGTCCACGTCCCCAAGAACGACTTTTTCAATCAATGACAGGAGGTCAGAATAAGGGACGCCATAACGGTGGTAACAGAAAGTGTTCATGTAATCAGCGCCAATTGTTTCGCTGTTGGCTAGTTCCTGAAGTACCTGCTTCAGTGAACCCGTCGCGATGGCTGACCTCATCATGAACCCTAGGTTCTGTCTGTCGACCGCTTGGATCCTGACTCCCGTGGACTCGAGCCGAATGGCAAGTATTTCTCGGATCTCAGGCAAGAACCGGTATTCCCAGGCGAATGAAAGGCATTTTCCAGCCATGTACTCATCCGGGCCAAGGGCGGGGTTGATCGTGGCGCGTTGGTTGAATTTGGCGAATGTACGACCAAATTTGGGCACCATGAAAAACTTCTCGTCGGTGGGAATAAACACTTTGGATAAAAATTCGGCGTCGACAAGGTGGGTGCGTACCTGCACCTTGGCCGACATACGAGCACGCTTGACCTGGCGTGAATAAGAACGTCGTGCCAGACGACGGCCGTTCTTGGAACCGGTACAAGATGAAGACTCCACAACAGCAATCATATCGTCGCCAAGAAAGTAGGCACTGCCTACCACCCGGTGTTTGCGGGCCCAAGAGTGAAAAATTGTCATGTTCCAAATTGAATTACGGAACGTAGTTGAGGTCGAACCAGAGGGCAGCTGGTACGAAACGATTCCGGAAAAGGCATGCACTCTATTATAGACGCGGTATTTGTTCGCGCGCGTCATACACTGCAATAGCCACTTGGGCGCTCCGAGGGCTTTGAGCCATAGTGACTCGAGATATTGGACATCGCGGACTTGCCGCATATCGTTCTCGGAAAAATCTGACTCGATAACAAACTCGTGGGTTCCGCGACCGAGTTGTTGGGCCATTAGAGGCGTCTGCTTCTTGTATGCAAGGCGCATTCTAACATCACCGTCCTGCGTATCGGCGTCGAGTATCTTGTTGAGCCTGGAAAGGCACTCGACGAGGATGGGGCCAGATATGGCGTTGTGCAGGTCAGAGGAGTTGTTGACGAGGCGACCGGCCCAAGAGTTAATAGATGGGTCGTGGTCGTCTTTGTGACGTTTCAGGAGGGCTTCAATTTTGGTGAAGATGCCCTTCTTGCCGAACTCAGCGTCCGTGTAGCGGCTAAATTCGTCGATCGCTTTGATCATGCGATCCTGTTTCGTCTTCGGGAACTGGGAGTTCCACTCGTTAAACAACTCCTCACTCCAGTCAATGCTGGGGAGGTCGGTGGGGATTTTTATGGAGATCAACTCCTTTGAGGCATCAATAAGGTCGGGATCAACGCGACCATTGTCCAGATGGTTGACTCTCTTATCAACTGATGACACGAAGTTATCGAAGCTAGTGTCAGTCACCAGGGGGCGGTCGAGCTCGAATATTGGCCCGTACACTGGGAACTCTGTTAATTTTTGATCGATACGATCACAGAGTTGAAAGCTCATTGGGGCTTTCGGTACGAGCTTCTTCCGAGCTCGGTCGGCTTGGAACGTACGCGTGGCGATACGTCTGGCTGCTGGGTTCTGCGCAGCAGGGCGATTAGTGGGAAGGACCCTCCCACCTGGGGTAGGGTCCACCATGGGGTGGATTAAGGG